TTTTACAGTTAAATCTCCTGTAATGGTTCCACCAGATATTGGTAGATACTTTGTCAGATCTGGATTAGGGATAACCAAACCAAGATAATTAGAGGCAGATATTGAACCTGTAACGGTTAAGTTGCCATTCATTATACCACCTGCTGCGAATTGCTGTGCAACTGTTCCGCCACCTGAGTAAAGCGATATGTATTTACGAAGTCTTATAACTTCATCTGAAATCTTATCCGATATTTTTTTATCAAGTTCACTTGTGATTGAATCAAAACTCTTAGAAGTTCTACCTGTATTGGATTCAATTACATATTCAATCGGAGCATCTTTTTTAATGTTTCTAATTTCTTCAATTAGATTATTCTTAGATTCTTGAATCAAATCAATGAAATATTTTCTGCTACTCTCATTAATTTCGAATGTTTGATCTTCCAATTCTTTTATTTTAGAAGAATAGTAATTTGTGATGTTATCAGTAGCTGATTTTATTTTAATATCAACACTTTCCGACAAATCAACAATCGCATCGTCAATTTTGTTGTTGACGTTTCCGAGACGCGACAACGCTTTATTAACACCTTTATTGATGTTATTATTCAATTCAACATTAGCTATTTGAATTGCATTAATTTCATTGTTGACACCTTCCAACATGGAGACATCGACTTTGTTTGAAAGCTTATCGTTTAAAGATTCTTCGATTTTTGAAACCTTTTCAACAACATCAGATGCAATGACAGTCAACTCATCTTTCAATTTTGGTAAAACTGATGATGTGTGTAGTTCCATTACCAATGCTCTGATATTGGAGTCAAATGATTTAGAAGCAGATTGAAAATCTTCAGTTATATTACTTTGAAGATTTTCAGCAAGTAAACCAATTTTTGCAGATACTGTATCTTTAATTTCTGAATATCTATCATTATTAGTGTCCAGTAATTCAGACTTGATATTATTTGAAATTTGAACAAACTCATTTACCAGAGTGTCTTTTGCATCTTGTAGAGTTTTATCAAATTCTTTTTTCTTGATTTTGATGTCAAAAGCAGCTTCTGAAAGAGCAGTTTCTTTAAGTTTTTTGATTTTTGTAGCAGCTTGTTGTTTCGCTATTTTAATTTGGTTAAGAATTTCCTTTTTGGAATTTTCTCTAAACAAATCATCATAATTAGACCGAATTTCAAAATTGGTAGGTTCGATAACATCTTCAACTTCTTCGATTGATTCTTCGATGAGTTCAGGAGCTTCTGAAATTTCAGATATACTATTGTTCTTTTCATTGAACAATACTTCAAATGGTCCTTTCAATAGGACAAATGGATATTTATATTCCTGCTCGCCAATTACTACAGGAACAGATACCACAGGATGACCGTCGTGTTCATCGATCTTCTCAGCTGGATATTTGATCTTGTTAAGCTCAATCTCATAAACGTCGAAGAAAATTTCCGAGAAGTTTTCAACCTGTAAGACGTTAAAAGAAGAGTTAGTAAAGGTGCTGTTAACCTTTTCGCTAAACAATTTCATTTACAATATTTAGATCCAACTGTATTTATTGCAATTGTTTTTCAGTAATAATCAAAAATTTCCAACCTTTTTCTTTGCAATACTTTTCAGCGGCTGGCCATTTACCTTCAGAATTTATAACCCATTGAGCTTGTTCATATAACAAACTGCTCTTCTTTTTGCCCTTTGTGCTAACTGGCATTTGAGTTTGTTTGTGTGGTTTGATTTCTATCAAATATTGAACTAGCTTTGATCCTTCCATGATTTCCACATAGTTATCAACGTAGTATTTGTGCCAATTACCATCAATTTTAGACTTGTAAGGAATAATTATATTTTCACTTCCCCAACGAACAACATTTGGATTATTATCACAGAATACAAAGAATTTACACTCCAACCCACTTCTATAAATGGCTTGTCCTGATCCCATGTATTTTTCAGGATGTTTTGGAGTGTAATATCCTTGTCGAAATCGCTTGTCTCTCTTAAGAGGTAGGGGCATTTTGATATTTAATAGTCGTTTACAAATACAAAAATATCAAGCCATTGAAAAACTAATAGGTGCAAAATCTCCATATCCACCTTCGATCAAAAAGGTTTCAAGTTTTTCTTTTTCGGACAATCCTTCTGACAAAACAGCATCACCATTTAATGATCCACCACCCAACAAAGACACTCCTGTAATTTTAGTTAAAATTCTACCCCACATAATTTTGGATAGTGCGGTTGCGTATTCCAACACCCACTTTTCTTTGATCAGATCTCTTAATGGACGTTCAACATAGCATGATATAACTCCATAGAATCTGGTGTTTTTAGGTTGTGGGATTAATCTAAAATATTGGGTTCTTTCATCAAAATAAAAATCTTTACGTATTGCAAGCATTTTTTCTCTAGTTTCAATCCAATCTTTCATTGTGTGCCATGAAAGCAAGTCGAATCCATAGTTACCCATAGCATAACTAAAATATGTCTGCTGGGCCATAGTCTGCTCAAGAGTAAACAATGTGTTGATGCCAGTTGTGGAACCTTCTTCAAAATCAGTTACAGCCATGACTTTGCGGTAGTCCATAACATCATAATCAAACATATTGTTGAATGATGTGGCATTTGCAACTGGTTGACATTGAATTGATAATGTTTTTTGAGGAGATTTCTTGAATGATGCACTAAGAGATGGACTGAATGCAGTCAACGCTGAGAAAATAGCTCGATCAACAATTTGAAGTTCTGTGATTCCATCACTTGCAACGGCTCCGCTCAATGCGCTACTAGATGCAAAATAACTTTCAGGAATTGATGTAAGGGAAATATACAATGCATCTGGAATATTAGCTGTGAAATCTGGATTGGCTCTTTTTGGTTCTGCGAGTTTTTCACTTAAAGTGAATCCGGTATTAGCAACAGTAAACAAATTATCCAAACGGAGACCTTTATGAGATTCATACAGATTGCTATCGAATACCAAAAACTCTTGTGTGAATCCTGCATATTTTGTGAAAAATTCAACCGACATTGAAATTGCATCATAAAGTTGATCGGGGTGCAATTCCACATTAACCATAGGATATCCTAACATCCTCATTATACGTTGGCCTAATTGTTGATAACACTCAATTTTTGAATTGAGGTTAGTTGACATGAATGCACTAATCGGGGTAATCTCACAAAGTTCGCTCACACCTTTATTTATGATACGAATGACTTATTATAACAAATCAATTGAAGATTGACATGTTATTCAGTAGGTTGACCTTCGCCCGGTGGGGGTGTTTGGTTAGGCTCGCCTCCAAAAGGTTCTGGAGTTTCACCCCCACCCGCTTCTTCACCCGCTCCAGTAGGACCACCGCCAAATGCTGGAGGTAATGATGATCCACCACCGCCACCTCCTCCTAATGCTGGTTCAGCAGATGGAGCACCTCCTTCGCCTGCATTAGCTTGTGCTATAATTTGAGCTTTCCAATCTGGTCCCATTGCAGCGATTTGTTGCATTTCCCATTCAAATTCAGCATCTTTACGTCTGAATTCACGATCAGCAAGAATGTCTCTGTCATCCCATCCGAGATACTTCTTCTTCGCGAATGTATCAGATACATGGGTGGTTCCCATTACACTGTTATACATATCGACTTTCAATTGCTTCTTTTGATTGTCGCGCATTTCGAAAAATGTTCCCGGACGAACGAAATCAATTGCGATTTCTTGTTCTTCAAGATCAATTTCATCAAATAATCCACGAAGCTTCAAATGAGTTATGAAACCTTTTTTGATACCAACTGCAAACTTTTGCTGATGACGAATTACCATATCAGCAAACTTCAACTCTTCATTGAGCATCTGTGCGCCATCACTAGCGGCTGAATCTTCTTTGAGTCTATTTGTTGGAACCTTGAGTGATCTATACAATTTCTTCAAGAACCAATCCAACACATCCAAATTACCATCACTTGGTTGACCGCCAATTGTTTGAACTGAAGTTGCTTCTTGACCTTGACGCTTGGCGAACCAATAGCTATCAAGCATCGACTGTGGATTGTATTTTTTTACAATATCATTCTGATCACCGTCAAATGTTTTGCTTGACCAGTATTGCTGTTGAAGACGCTTAAGATATGATTCAGCTTGTGGAACTGCCATTCTGCCAACGTCAACGTTGAATACAAAACGAAGGGGAGCATGCACCATTCTGTGAATGACAACACTGTCTTCGATCATGCTCAACTGACGATATGCACGGCGACAGTTTTCAACAAACGGGATTACAAAATCCTTTGTTTCATTGTATTGTTCGCTGTTGACGTAGATGATTTGGTTTTCTTCAAATGGAATATGTTCGAATTTATCAACCTTTTTTGTATTATATCTATCGAAAATTGGCTTGTTATACAAGAATCCCTTGATCAACATGTTTTGAATGTTGGAATAAATTGGATCAATATTGTCAGCAGGTAGATTTTGAACTGCTAAAATACCTTGTTTTGTATAATCTTCGTGAATGATGTTTTCAAAGAACAACTCACCTTCGGTCAAAAGTTGTCTGAAATATCGCCAACCTTTATTTTTAAGATCGAAGAAATAAACGAATTTATTAAACTCTTCTTGAATTTTAGTCTTATCTTCTGATTTGATGGAGGTATTGACAAAATCAATGGTTACGATATTTCCATTGTCATCTGTATTGATACATGCATCACAGATTTCATCCAGAGCATCAGACACTTCAGAGAACGCTGTGATGGTTCTGTAATCACGCAAACGTCCCGGTTTGTCTTCCGACACCTTTGCATACATAACATCTCCGAAAGTTTTATCCTGATGGATTGTTCCATATGGAGTATTGTTGTATTCGTTACTTAACGCGACTGAGTTTTTTGCAATCGCTTCTGCACGACGCATTCCAACGTTCTTGAAATACTTGTATTTTGTATTGGTATTTTCGTCAGTTTCAGCTTCTTTATAAGCATATGGAGAGCGACTTTTGATAAAGGATTGCATCGACCTATCAAAGGTCGAACCTCTACCATCGCTCGCTACGTAATTTTTATTTCCGTTTGGAGTGGATGAACTATCAGAACCTGCCATATCTTTTATTTAGGAATTTGAAAAATAATCATTGATTATTAATGCGTGATATCTGTATTTATCACAGTATTCCAAGAAGTCCACCCCGCGCTATTAGAAGTTACGAAAGTAAATCTGCCGGATGCTGACAATGAATTTGGCGGTAAGGTAATAACAGCCATATTATCATCTGCAACTGACACATATTCGTATGGAAGACGATATGCTGAAATGGTTGGAAATTTCGTGGTTGTGATTTTCTCATATCCAGAAAACAATGATGGATTTCCGCTGCTCAAATACCATTTGTTGTTGAATGAGAACCGCTTGCCTAAAATGGTAAACTTATTCTCGTTTATGGTTTTGATTCGAATATTGTCCCGAATTGGAACAATATCGCCCGTCGAATTGAAATATAAATTAGTAAACTGTGGATAAGCAGACACTGATACCATTTCACTTTCAGCATATTCACCTGATAATGATGGAAAATTATCATATGTGACAATTCTACTGGTCAAATTAGAAGCTATGAAATTGTTGTTCACTTCATAGATTAAACCTTCCGAATTATCCGTAGATTGAAACAACCACCCTTTAATAGTGAACGATGTATCGCCTGTGATGCGATATTTATCTTCTGCTGACATATTACTTGGAGTTGAGTAGCTTATGCTACCATCCCATTCAATTTGTGTCCGAAGTTCATCAATAAAGTCTAATTTGAATGCGCTTGGAATTTTCCAAGAAACCACAAAATAAGGGTTTGCTACAGTTGCAAAATTCTGAACAATCTGATCAATATCTTCTTTGTATTTGGCAATGATGGATATTTTCAGATTCATCGTCACCGGAACAGGCATTGGTATTTTACCAGCATTTTTTGATGTCGGCCTGTAGATATTGTTGTTTTTGTGCATCACTCTCTCTGTGTCTCTAGCCAAATTGGTTTGTTCAATTGAAACAACAGGAAGCGTTAAATTTTTCTGTTTGGAAACTATGTCGTAAATTACCTTTTGCTTCGGTCCATGGATATATCTAACGTCAATTTTAGACTTTGGAAGTCTTGTATTGGCGTCGTAACGATAGAGGAAACAATCATCGAATGCTGATGTGAAAAGCATCAGCAAATCGAGTTGTTCATGATGATATGAGTATCTTACCACTCATTTATTTAAGAGTCGAAAGAGCGATTACTGAAATCTATCAAGAAAATACTTAGGAAGTTTCTTCTTGCTTCTGGCAACTGTGTCAAAAATGCTTCCATCCAAAACATAAGTCACACATTCATCGGTATCGCTTCGAACGCCTCTTCCACACGCCTGAACTAAAGTGCATAGCATCTTGTTGCTATACCATTCTTTATCAAGTTTCATCATCTTTTCAACACGAACATCCTTTGTAGGTAGCCAAGGAGCTTTCAATATAATTTGGAACTCAGCAAGTTTGCCTTTCAAGTCAACTCCATAAGTCATCGACGGTGATACTAATACAGTAGGATCATCATTACCAGAGTGGATTTTAAGAATATCTTCATTGGTAATGCCCATTTCACGACATATCAATCGCTTACTCTTGACATTATCTCGAATGTAATCTGCAATATACTGTGTGTGGGTGTGTATAATACCCTTTTGATCACTATGTTCATTTAAAATACCTTCAATCTGCTTGCAAATAGTAGGTAACAACGTTTTTAAGTTGCCGTAATTAATCTTTTGATGAGCAAGAACATAAATTGGAGCTTTCTCAGCATCAAATGGAGAATCAATTTCAATGTATTTGTAACTTGGAATACCCAAATTCTTACAAAAATTAACAGGATCGATGATTGTAGCACTTAAAAGCACAATATGGTCAGCATTATCAAATAGATACTTACTCAACTTGTCAATTTTCAAAGGCGTGAACTTGATCTTCTTGTCAACATGTTCAATGATGTATTGGCTATCGTTGAAGGTGCTTATCAAAAGATCCACACTCTTTTGTAGATTTCCAAGTTTGGTATATTCAGATTTCTTTTTGTTGAATTCCAAATCTTTACCTTTCTTGTTCTTGAAATATTCTTTGTAGCTCTCAATTGTAGCTGCTATTGAGATGACAGTTTTACCCAACCAAGTCAACACTTTGACACTTTTCTCGTCATCTGGAAAAGCTGTAACTGGTGTTTGCGTCTTCATCAAGAATGGAATATCAATCTCGCAAGTGAATTGACTGACAAGCTGATCTTCAAGTTCACTAGCTTCGTCCAACACCAACACTTTTCGCTTTCTCAAATGTGCAGGAAGCGCGAAATACATGCTATAATTCAACGCAGCAAATTCCGATTTGATCATGGTATTTCGGTCATTGTAATATGAACAGCGATTGCATGTCCAGCATTCATTTTTCAATGCTGGAATATATAAGCATGGAGCAACATCAACTGTCAGAGAATCATCATAATTGCATTGATAGTTACTTTGGCCTTTTAAAACTTGAGCGAAATCAAAGCTTTGCTTGTATTGATCTTGTAGAGACTTTGTAATTGTAAGGGCATACACACCGAACAACGGTTGACTTTCTGCAAATTCAGATCCGTCTTCTCCATAAATGGAGTAATCATCCACTTTAGAAGTCCATTCTGGTGTTGGGCCTTGAAAATAATTTGCTAATGTAGGAGCGAAAAATGATTTTCCCGATCCGGTAGGAGCATTGCAAACAATAAATTTCTCATTGTTTGCAATAGCCTTTTCGATCTCAGTAATGATTTTTGCCTGATGTTTCGAAGGGGTGTAGCCTTCAGGGAAGTTGAGGATCATTTGTGCCATTGCCCAATGATAGCATCCTCAAATTCAAAGTCAAGATGAAAGCGCCACCATGTAAACGTAATTGTTGTGCAGTTTAGATGCGTTTGTCTTGTCAAATCCTAGCATTTTGAAGTAGTTATCGTCTTTGACAGAGCAAAATGAACTCAGGCAATAATCGAAAATGTAGCCGTTTTTAATTTTTAAAAGCTTGTAGGGGTATGGCAACACATACTCTTTTTGTTCATCACCGTTTGACAATTTAAATTTTATAAAAAATTGCTTAGTGTTGAAAACTTCAACCTTGCCAATTCGCAGTGTTTTGTTGTCAATTGTAAACTTGACGCTTTTCAACACCATATTTTTTAGTTCTTGTTCAATCTCAGTCATCATATTCGTTATCCATGAAATGTTGTTTATCTTCTGGGGATGCTGGAAGAAGAACATCATCAAAATATTTCCAAAATGTATCTTCAGATAATTGGTTGATCAAAAAGCATGCGTCCATTGAAATGTTTCGATACTCTTGCATGATTATGTCATAAGCCACGACAACATTATGTTTTACTCGATCTATTTTGAAAGCTGCTTGTCGCTTACCGGGAGTTATATTATCATAGTTCAATGATATTCTTCCATTTGGAGACAACAGAATGTTTTTGGAATTTGTGCATAACATACGGCGGGATAGTGGTCTGTTTTTTGCTCGCTCTGGTCTGCGTCTGATAAATATTATTTCGCAAACATTGTTCATTGCCAGACGCTCCAATTCAATTCTGTTGATCTTCCTCACAAAAATTATTTATCAAGCGTGGGGTTCACTTTACAGATTCCAAAAATTCTCTGTTCATTGATAAGAAGACCATTTTTAACCTTGCCGTGATCATCAACTTCCAAGTTTGAAATCGGAATTCCCATATTGTTTGGGAACACGATGATCTGCCCCTTTTTAACTTGCCTCACACTTGGTCCTGTGAGGATCACAGTGCCCTTGCGCCATGCGTTGTGAACTTGGTTAACGGGAACCGCGATGCCGCCTCTCAAGATGTATTCTGCGCCATCCTCGCTGCCGTGTAGATCGCAATACTCAATCAGAATAGCATCGTCTAAAAGTTCAGACAAAACATAGTCGTCCAGTCCGAAATCGCTGGGTAGTGTTTTGTTTGAAAGATCAATGTGTGATTTTTGCGGTCTTAAAATATCAATAGATTGTGTCATCTAAAGATTTAATCACATATCTAAGTTTGTCAACATGTTCATTTCACGCCTAGATGAAAATTCTGGAATATTTTTTTCAATAGCCACCTTTTCTTTCTTAATTTTTTTAACATAGTTGATCTTAGTTTTTTTTAACTTGGGCACAATATGTTCGTAGAATTTAAAAAGTTCTTCGTCTGTTTTGAAAATTCCAGAATATTTGTTCAAAGTATTGTTTGCGTAATCGACGTATTGAGAATTTCCATAGAATGACAAATAGCGGCATACCATGTATGGCGTAAAATTCTCCAATTCTTCTGGATCAATTTCAGCAGACGGCTTTTCAAAAAGGATGTGGTTGATTGCTTTAAACATTGATCAAGTGTGATATGTCGATCTTACCAAGCCCCGGATGTTTTACAAGAAGCTTTTCTTTTTTTTGTTTGTAAAGGCGATCAAGTTGAGTGAATTTATCATATTCATTCCAATCTGGAATGATTTCGTATGTTGATCCATGTATGCCCATGTCGTGTAATTGGCGGTCTGCTATACTTGCAACGTCATCTGGTGATGAATAGCTGGCATGATAATTTATACCACCCCAGTTATAAACATAATCAGCAGTCTCCGAGTTGTTTTCGATCAACTTATTTGTAATTTTATCATAAAATGCTTGGTCCTCCCCAGAATTCGTATCTGGATACCCACCAGATTCTATCCATCCTTTTTTTTTGTATGAAATTGCATTTGGGGGATTCCTATCGATTGAAAATTGATCTCCATATAATATATATGACGCCTCATTTCTATATAAATTAATTTCAGGATTTTCTATATGTTTGGATACGTGATTGGATATGCGGGTTGGGAGAAATATGTCATCGTCATCGTGAGGCATGTATATATCATAATCTCCAAATGCCGATCCGAGATTTCGTTTGCACCCCAATGATAAACGTTTATTAAGATTGATGATATTGATCATTTCACCATCCAAATTATTATGCTTACAACTTAGTTGGATATTCTTATCATCATTTATTATGAGAAGTTCTTTATTATCATAATCCTGATTTAAAAAACTGGCAACTGCCCTTCCTAAAAAGGGTAGCCTTCCATATGTGATACAAACAACTAATACTTTCATATTTTAATATTTAAATATTATGTTTTGTAATTTTATCATGATAAATGTCAGTAGCTTCACTATTATTCACGAACCACTTGGAAGGGAAATAAGATGTTTTATTGCCAATCAAAGCAGCCCACCAAGAAAAAGTGGAGTTGCTGCCGACTA